TTTGTTACAGTACTTTGAATTTCTGAAATGTTTTTTTGAGTAAGTTGCATTTCAGAAATTAAGTCAAGAGATGCACCTACTTCTTTTCCAATCTTACCAATTGCTGTATTTAATTTTGTCTTCTTATCTTCCTTTAAATGTATTTCACAAGTTCTATGCTCATCATCAATCGTTTGTTTACAGGTAGGGCAATCAGTATTTTCATTATAAAATTCTATTTCTTTTTCAAGTTTTTTTAAATTTTTTTCAATCTCATCTTGATATTTTTCTAGTTTTTGATGTTTACCCTGTACTTTATCAAAATCGTAAATAAGTTTTTGAAGAGTTGAAATATCTTTGTCACAAACTACAATCTGTGAATTATATTCTTCTATTTGTATATTAGATTCTTTGATATTTTTTTGATTACCAGCAATTAATTGTTTATTGCTTTTTTTCATTTTTGAAATATAATCTTCTTGCAACTCTAAAGCATTTTCAGTTTTTGAAAAATTCAATTCATTTTGATATTGTTCATTTTTCAAATCGGAAACCTTACCTTTCAACAATAAATTCATAGTAGAAAATACTTGAATACCTAGCAAATCTTCAATGATTATTCTACGATCATTTGATTTAAGTTGCATAAAGGGAATAAAAGATGTACTACCGAGAACCACAATCTGAGTAAATGATTTATAATTTAATTTGAGGATATTCTTTTCAAGATGTTCTTGATAATCTCTTGCTTTTGAATCTTGATTTATCATTTTTCCATCAACTTCAATCTCAAATAGATTTGGTTTGATGCCTCTACGAACAAGATAATTTTTTTTACCAATTGTAAATTCTGTTTCAATAAGACAATTTCTATCATTAATTGAATTAATGAGTTGCGCCTTATTAATATTTCGAAATGCTTTTCCAAACAAACTAAAAGTAAGAGCATCTAGTATAGTAGATTTACCAGACCCGTTTTCTCCAACTATTAAAGTTGTTGAATTTCGTTTTAAGTCAATTTCGATAAAATTTTGACCCGTGGAAAGAACATTTTTCCAGCGAATTCTATGAAAGTTTATCATAGTTTGATTTTAATATTTCGATTATTTCTGTTTGGCGAGAAAGTACTTTAGCGTATGCTATATCTACATTACTGTGATATCCGTGTCTATTGGTCTTGATGTATTCCTTTTCTAAAACTGCTAATTCATCAAGTTTAGTCTTCAGTAAGAAATTGAGGCTCTGATCCATCTTCAAAACTATATTCTGAATTTTTTAATTCTTTTTTAAAAATATCATTAATATGTGTATTAAGAGACACATTTCTTTTATGTGCATCCAATGCTAATTTTATAAGAATTTCATTATCTAAATTTAATTCTATTTCTTTTGTTTCTTTTTTAGGCCGTGATTTCATAGTCTAATGCTTCATTATAGAGTGTTCTTATTAAAGTGTCAAGTTCTTTTTTATCTTTTTGTATGTTTAATGTATCTATATAATTACTTAAAATAGTGAGAGTATCTTCAGCTTCATCAATAACTGAATCATCATCTTCAAATTCAAGATCGATATTTTCCACAACTGATATATCCACTGCTTCTACTTTATATAATTCATCTAACATTGTATCAAACCAATACGGGTTTTGTTTTTGTACAACTATAACTTTGACAATAGATCCTGTATATTTTTCATAATTTTTTTCTTTAATCGTTTCAAATGTTTCTTTAGTGTCGTCATAATAAATTTTATGAAACATATGATAAGGATTTTGAATAAATTCTAATTCTCTTGTTTTAGTATCAAAAATATGAAACCCTCTTGCATCATTATAATCAGACCAAGTTATTTCATAAGGATTGCCGAGATAAGTAATACTTCCCTGTGTAGACTTATGATGAAAATGTCCACTATATACTAAATCAAATTTAGAAAATGTGTTCATATCAACACCATAATCACATACCTGATTATGATTCATTAGAAAACCACTAATTTCAAGATGACCCATCATAATTTGTGAAGATGTTTTTTTAATAGCATCCATACATTCTGTATAATTATCTGAAGTAATCCAGGGCATCATTATCATTTTAGTACCATCAAAATCGACTTCTCTGGGACTTGAATACACCCAAGGTTCATAAAGACCATCTGGTGTTGAAAATAATTCGGTCATTGAATTTATATCATTGGTATTCTTGTAGAAAATATCATGATTTCCAATTATGAAATGAGTATCAACACCCATCTTCCATAATCGTTCTACAAAATTTTCTCTTAAATCATTGGCAGTTTTAAAATTGATGTATTTTCTTCTGTCAACAACATCACCTAAATGAATCAATGTTTTAATATTGCGTTCCTCGAGAAGAGGAAAAAAAATATTATCATAAAATTTACGAAAATAATTAGAGAATATCACATTGTCATTTCTTGCTCCCCAATGAGTATCCGTGATTAATGCTATTTTCATACGTAAACTGTTCCTATGTTAGAAATAATATTATCTTTTTTATCGTCAACCGGTTCGTCTTCTTTTTTCTTTCTTTTTGCAAATCTTTTTTCTTCGAAATCCTCTATAAATTTAGCTATAGCTAGTCTAGAATCAGCAGATCCTATTAAATTCAAATATTCTTTACTATCATCAGGACCACTATCTATATGATCTTCAAGATAAGATAATCTATCCATTTCTTTATATTTAATATACAAATTCTTTTTTTCTTTTTGTATTCTTCTAACAAAAGCCCAATAAATTATTTGAGTAAAATATGCAAATGGATTTTGTGATTTTTCTGGATTAAAATTATTAACATATTGAAGACAATTTTCTATCCCATCAGAAATCATATCATCTTTAAATGCATAATTTATAAAATTGGGTCTAAAAGAAAGTCTTTGTGCTATAAGTAAAAAACACTCTCCCACATAATCTGGAACAGGGGGAGTTTCTACACCTTCCTTCTCTGCATCGCTGATTTTTTCTTTATACTCAATCATGGCTTCAAGAAAATGTGCATTGTTTATATAATTGGCCATTATTTCTCCTTGTTAAATGTCTTAATATAATATACTATAATATCATAAATGTGTGGTATTTGTCAAGGCATTTGTTGATTTTATATATAACTAATCATACGGCAAAAATGCTAAAATTTCCGTGGAACGGTAATTGGCACAGTTATAATGGTATATTCAAACTGTTCTTCATTATAAAGTTTTATTCTTTCTACGAAATGCTTTAAAGTATAATTTTTATAACTTTTATAAGAAAAATCATCCGCTATATCGTATAACGTGGCTATTTCTTTCGACTCGTTTTTTCTAAGTCCTCTTCCTATGCTTTGTAAATTTCTTACTCTTGATTTAGAAGGAGAAGCAAAAATGACATTATGTAAATTAGTGATATTGATGCCAGTAGAAAAGGTGCCGTAACTCGCAACAATAATGGCATTTGTTTCGTTTTCAACGATTCCTCGAATATCTTCTCTATCAATTGTTTCTGTTCCTCCCCATACGAAAAAGATTTTTCTTCCATCTTCAGCCTTTTCTTTTATAAGATCATAGATTATTCTTCCGTGCTTTTCTACCATTTGAAATAACACTAAAGTATTATTATTTAAACTTATTGCAAGATTTCGAATAAATCTATTTCTTCCTTCATTCGAAACAATAACGTTGAGTTCTTCTTTATAATTATACGATTTGACCTGTTGACACAATTTTTCAGGATATTGTAAAACTAAACACTTAATCTGAAATGGAGATAATGTATTTTTGTCTATTAACTCTTTTGTGGTTGTTACTGTGTGTGTTTTTCCAAACAATCCCTCTAAAACTAATTTATGAGTTAATGTTCCATCCAAAGTTCCTGTTGTTCCAAATTTATATTTTGTTTTAATTGTTTTTTCCATTATTGATGTGAGCGATTTTGCTTTAAAAAGATGTGCTTCATCACCCAAAATAAAATCAAACTCAGCATAATAATTAATGGTCATTTTAAATAAAGACTGCCAAGTAGAAATATAGATCGGTTCAGATGACACTTTATCTTTTCCCGCATAAATTTGATGAACGTTTTCTGAAACATCCCAATTATCTGTTTTGGAATACTCTGCAAAATCACTCTTCATCTGTGCAACTAAAGATGTTGTAGGAACTACTATTAATGCTTTAAAATTCGGAAGTTTTTGTTGATAATATCTTAAAAGAAGATATATTATGAAAGATTTGCCCGATGCTGTAGGGGAAAGAAGCAAACATCTTTCATGATTTATTGCATATAAAAAGGCATCAATCTGATAGTCTCTGGCCTGAAGATTCAGTACAAGACTTTTGACAAATCTTTCATAATCTTTTTTATTATATTTATTTAAACTTCTAGGAAAACTTTTATATTCTATTTTATATTGTCTTTCTTTTGTAAATCTAAGCAAATGATCTAATAGTCCAATGTACAATTCTTTTGATCTTAAATTATAAAGTCTAATTTTTCCGTCCCACATTTTATTTTTAAAAGACGGCATAAACTTGTAACCAGGAATAAAAAAAGTAAAGTATTCACTTATCTCTTGCTCAATGCCCGGTTCTGCTTGAACCAACATGTGTACTTCATTTTTCTTATCAATTGATATTTCTTCAATCATTTCTTAACCAGACTTTTGAAGCCGCCCAAACGTTATCAGGAAATATCCAAACTTCAGTAAAACATTCTCCAACTGCTCTTGCAACATTTCCCCAATTATAATCATGTCCCATAATTAAACCGTCTTCTTGTACTATTGGTGCCCAACAGTTTATATCAGTTTTAACGCTTTCATAACTATGATCCCCGTCAATGAAAACAAAATCAATCGATTCTTTATCAAATAGTTTTGAAGCATTATCGGATCTATCTATAATCATTTCAAGATTTGGAAATTTAAGGGCTTCTTTTAATACCTGTTTTTTAAGCACAGCTAAAGATTCATCATTATATTTTTCATCTATATTTTTTTCATATAACACATTTTCTTCTTGTACTTTATATGGATCAACACCGTACATTTTTAATTTTTTATTATCCTTATCCAATAAACTAAACAGATTTTCACCATTATTCACTCCTATCTCTACGCCTATTTTATAATTAAACTGAATACACAGAATGTTTATTATTTCCCATCTCGGCCAAGAAACGGGATAAGCAAATTTGACGCCTGTTTTTATTAAAATTTTTGGACTCGGATTATTCATTTTAACAATTTAATCCATTTTTTAACAATTATATCAGGATCGAATTTTTTCATATCGACTGATGTTTTTCTTTTTTCAATATCCACAGTCCAATCATAAACATCATCTATAGTTGTATTTTTTCTTATAAACATGTTATTTTCATCTGTCAATATTTCTTCAGCCGCATCTGATTCATGTGTTATTACAGGTACTCCTAATTTATTTGCTTCAAGATAAACAAGACCAAATGTTTCTTGAGGCATTCCCACCCTAAAAAGACAAGCGGCATTTGCTAGACTTTTTAAAACAGATTCATAATTTAATTCTCCTAAAAAGTGAATAGGATAATTATTTTTATTAACATCTTCAATTAAATCTGTAAATATCTTTACATCTCTTTTTTGTCTTTGGGGGGGACAGCAAACATAAAAAGGTCTTTTCATTCCCTTATCATAAAGAGCAACATAAACCATCAATGCTTCTTTAAACCCCTTACCAAAAGCACTCATCCAAAAAAGATAATCTCCTCTTTTGCTCTTTGGCTTCTGTTTATCTATACCCTTGGGAAACATATAATGAATAGTTTGATCACCTTTTACTTTTTTACCTTTATCATGAACATAATTTTTAAGTGCATCTGATAAAAACAGTCTAGGAACTTCTTCATGACAGGTTGTCCAATTATGCAACCAAATATAATTTTTATCTCCACTATTATTTTCTAAAGGCGACAATGCTTTAATATGGGGGTTAAACATTTGATAATACTTCCAAGTATTACCAGTATAATTAATATGATTGCAATTTATTCTTACTCTTGATCTAGCATAAAAATGTCTATAAACATTTAAATGTTTTACGCCATTTATTATTCGATCACTTCCATCTGCGTGAGAATGTACTAATCCAACATTAAAATTTTCACTAGCAAGTTTTTCCGCAACTGTTAAAACTTGTCTTTCGGTTCCTCCCATAGCGCCCCCATCAATTTCAAATAATTGGGGAGAAATAATCAAATAATCATAACTCATTATGCTCCTGAAGTAAATTTTCTCCAATCAATTATATTCTTGATCAAAAAATTTCTATTGACAACTGTTTTTATAATTGATTCTAAATAATTTATTTTTTCTTTTTTATATTCAATTTT